GAAGTCCATGGCGTTATCCTGGATTTTTAGGCGAAAGATTCTTTCCTGTCTTTGTTGCGGCTAATGAAATGAAAGCACACTATGTCCCTTTGGTTTTGTTTACTTGATTTTTCGATGATTCCTACATAGCGAGTGAGTGCTTACTTATGAAATATAAATTTATCAAAGCGCACATGAAAGCGGCAGAAGTATATGCTGAACTTTCAACAGCAAAAAGATTGCAAGTGGGATGCGTAATCGTCAAAGAGAATACAATCATTGGTATTGGTTATAATGGTATGCCCAGTGGATGGGACAATGATTGTGAAGAAATCGAGTATGTCTTAAAAGATGAATGTCAACAGAGTGACCGATTTATGCTACACAATGGCTATACCGAAAATGCTCATGGTTGGAGTAAATTACATTCTAAAAAAGAAGTTCTTCATGCTGAGACAAATGCAATTGCTAAAGTTTCTCGGTCAACAAACACAAGTGACGGTGCAAGTTTATTTGTTACTCACGCACCATGCTTAGAGTGTGCTAAAATAATATATCAAGCAGGAATTAAGGAGGTGTATTACAAGAATGATTATCGAAGTGTAGATGGTATTAATTTTCTAAAAAAATGTGAAATTGAAGTTGTTCAAGTTTAATAACAAAAAGGAGAGCGTTATGAGCATTATCGCCAAAATCGCAAAGCAACTTGCTGAAGCTAATCCAAAACTTCCTAAAGCTTACAAGTATGACCTTGCAATGAGAGAGTTCGACAACAAAGTGGAACTTATTGGTCTGGTTGATGACCCAACTTATAATATCGAAGACTTTCGCGGCCGCGAAATGTTGTTTCCTAAAAAATGGGTAACACTTGATGTTCTTGAATCTACTACACAGGTGACAGTATGAGTGAAATTAAATGTTTTACTTTTAAAACTCATCAAACTATCATGGGTGAAGTCACAGATGATGGTAATATTGGCTTCACACTTAAAAATCCTATGCAAGTGATTGCTGTTCCACCACGTTCAGCAAATGATTCTGGTGGAGTTGGTTTTGCACCATATCTTGCTTTTGTTGAAGAGTTTGATAGAGGAATCAATTTTAAATATGATGATGTTCTGACTGTCAATACACCCGTGGCGGATTTACTCAGTCAATATAATCGCATGTTTAGTCGTATTGAAATCGCACCAGCAGGATTAAAATTGTAATGTCAAAATATTACACGAATGTTTGTGTCCACAACAATCACATATTGTTTCGTGGTGTAAATAACGGTCGGAGAGTAAAGAGCAAAGTCAAATACTCTCCGACTTTGTTTTTGAAGTCTAATAAACCGTCCAAATGGAATTCATTATTCAATGAACCATTGGAGCCAATGACCTTTGATACTATTAGGGAGGCACGTGATTTTGTCAAACGTTATGAAGATGTTTCAAACTTTCAAATCTTTGGCAATACAAGGTATGAATACGCCTTTATTGCTGACAATTTTAGAGGTAACATTGATTGGGATATTTCTGATTTATCTATCGCTTTCATAGATATCGAAGTTGGTTCTGAAAATGGATTTCCTGACCCATACAAAGCAACAGAACCAATCACTGCAATTGGTATTCATCAGTTAAATGGTGGTACTACAGTCTATGGTTGTGGAACTTATAAAAATAATCGTGATGATGTTGACTACATTTTATGTGAAGATGAAATTGACCTTTGTGAAAAGTTTCTTGCTGATTGGACAAGCAATTGCCCTGATGTTCTTACTGGTTGGAATATCAAGTTCTTTGATGTTCCTTATCTTATCAATCGTTTCAAACGTATACTTGGCGAAGATGATGTAAAGAAACTCTCTCCTTGGGAAATCATTTCCGACCGTGAGTTGACTTTCAAAGGTAAGAAACAAACCGCATATGAAATCGTTGGCGTTGCAGCACTTGATTATCTTGAGTTGTACCAATGGTATGCTCCTGGTGGTAAGAATGTTGAAAACTACAAACTTGAAACGATTGCAAGTAATGAGTTGGATGAAACTAAGTTGTCATATGATGAGTATGATAATCTTCATCAGCTATACAAGTTAGACTATCAAAAGTTTATTGACTATAATATCAAAGACGTTCATCTTGTTCTTGCACTTGAAGATAAGTTGAAGTTGATTGAACTTGCACTTACTCTTGCATATGATACCAAATCAAACTTCGGCGATGTATTTGCACAAACAAGAATGTGGGATGCATTGATTTATAACTATCTGCTTGATAAACAAATCATCGTACCACCAAGAAGAGTTGTAAAAAAGAACGAAGCTTTTGAGGGTGCGTATGTCAAAGACCCGCAAGTTGGTTTGCATGATTATGTGGCATCGTTTGACTTGAACAGTCTGTATCCACACCTAATCATGCAGTACAATATTAGTCCCGAAACGTTGATTGATAACTCAAACTATTCTCCGGATATGCGTAAGCTTTCATCTGAGGCTTCTGTAGATAGTTTGCTTGATAAAAGAGTAGACACATCGGTGCTAAAAGATGTGACGATTACTCCGAACGGACAATTCTTTCGTACAGATAAACAGGGCTTTCTTCCTAAGATGATGTCTGAGATGTATGATGACCGAAAGAAGTTCAAGAAAGAGATGCTGAAGGCTCAACAAGAATATGAGAATGAAACAGACAAGAAAAAGAGAAAAGAAATTGAAAAACTGATTGCACGTTATAACAATCTACAACTTGCAAAGAAAGTTTCATTGAACTCTGCTTATGGTATCATGGGTTCACAATACTTCCGTTTCTATGATTTGCGTATTGCTCTTGCTGTAACACAAACCGGTCAGCTATCGATTCGTTGGATTGAAAACAAGCTGAATGAGTATATGAATGATGTACTCAAATCAAATAATGATTATGTAATTGCATCAGACACAGATTCGATTTATTTAAATCTTGGTCCTCTTGTAAAGAAAGTATATGGCGTAGATGGTAAAGTAACTTTGTCTGGTGCAAAAGCAATTGAATTCATGGACAAAGTTTGTGAGCAAAAAATTCAGCCATATATTGACAAGTCATATCAAGAACTTGCTGATTACGTTCATGCGTATGAACAGAAGATGCAGATGAAACGTGAGGGTCTTTCAGACAAAGGTATCTGGACTGCAAAGAAAAGATACATTCTGAATGTGTATAACAACGAAGGTGTTCAGTACGCCAAACCAAAACTCAAAGTTATGGGTCTTGAGATGGTAAAGTCATCAACACCAACTGTTGTGCGTGACAAGATGTATAAGCTGATTGATTTGGTAGTCAACACAGATGAAGAAACAGTTCAACAATTTATTGCCGACTTCAGAGAAGAGTTTAAAACATTACCTGTAGAAGATGTATCTTTTCCTCGTGGATGCAATGGTCTGTCTGAATATTCTGATTCCGTTACAATATATAAAAAGGGAACACCAATTCATGTCAAGGGTGCGATACTATACAATCACTATCTAAAACAGTATAAGCTTACCAACAAGTATCCATCTGTAAAAGAAGGTGAGAAGTTAAAGTTTACTTACTTGAAAACACCAAATCCAATCAGAGATATGGTAATATCTTTCCCAACGAGATTGCCAAAAGAGTTTGACCTACAAGAATATATTGATTATGATATGCAGTTTGAAAAAACTTTTCTAGACCCAATCAAATTGATTTTAAATTGTATTGATTGGAAAACAGAAAAGCAATCTACACTTGAAGACTTTTTCTCATGAAGAATATACGAATCATCAAAACTGGTATTAATGTTTCAAAAATACTGAAACAACTGAATGATAATCCTGGAGATTGGAATTATCAACAAAAGATGCCAGATACCAAAGTATTAGACCCACACACTTATATAAGTCAAGCTGCTGTTCTTCAACTTGTTATTGGCACAATCACTCATCCAGATGAATATGTTTTTGACTCTGAGGGATGTATTCCTGCGCCACCATATCAACGTCACACTGAAGCTGTTGGTTTTCTGAAGAGGCACTTTAAAGAGTTTAAACGTGCTGGATTCTTAGCATTACCACCAGGCGGTGTAACTGGCGCACATGTAGACTTTGGTAAGTATTATCTGAATAAAGATAGATATCATCTTTCAATACAAGGCACTTATGAATATGTTGTTGGTGATGAAAAAATTATTGTTGAGCCAGGAACTCTATTTTGGTTTAATAATAAGTTAGAACACTCAGCAAAAAATATTGGAACTATTGATAGAATTGTTTTAGTGTTTGATGTTCCACACGCAAAAGAAAATCCATGATACAAGTCATCTTACCTTTTTTGACTGCACTTGCGCTGTCTGGTATTGCAGCATACTATTCAGTGATAGGTCTTGCTCAGATATTTCCTGGCTCATACTGGCCAATTATCATTATGGGTTCTGTACTTGAAGCAGCAAAACTAGTAACTGTATCATGGGTATACAATCATTGGAAAGAAACATTCTCTGCTTTAAAAGTCTATTTCTTGATTGCTGTAATATTACTCATGGGAATCACTTCAATGGGCATTTTTGGTTATCTTTCAAAAGCACACATTGAACATTCATCAACGATTGCACCACAAGTAGCAAAGGTAGAAATATATGACGAAAAAATTAAATCGCTCCAAGCGACCATTGAGAGGAATGACAAGAACCTTAATCAGTATGATGAAGCTGTCGACCAAATTATGGGCAGGTCGAAAGACGAAAGGGGTGCCGAGAGGGCATCACAGATACGCAAAGCCCAACAGAAAGACCGTCAGAGAATCGCTGCTGAGAATGCAGGGCTTCAAAAAGAGATTCAGAAACTTACAGAAGAAAAGCTTCCTTTATCCTTGGAAGTTAAGAAGGCTGAATCAGACTTGGGACCTATCAAGTACGTTGCCGAGGTAGTATATGGTACGCAAGACCATGATTTAATTGACAAAGCAGTTCGATTGGTAATCTTTGTCATTATTATTGTTTTTGACCCACTTGCTGTGTTGTTATTAATTGCAGCAAATCAAACATACCGTGGATTGAAAAAAGAAGAACCCGAACTAGTAAAAAAGGTTACAAAGAAAAAAAAGATTGACACAACACCAACAAATAGTTTAGAATCATTCTTTAATGACAAAGTTACAATACACAAAGATAATATAGCAAATATCGGAGATAAGTTGGATGAAACATGATTTTGAAATAAAGCAGATATCAAAATTTGATGCGACTGAGTTTATTCAAAAATATCATTATTCTCCTGTTATGCCCTCTATAACAAAACATTTTTTAGGTTTTTTTATAAAAGAAGAATTGAAGGGTGTTTTAACTCTAGGTTGGGGCACACAACCCAGACAAACTATTAATAAGATGTTTCCTGGTCTTGAATCAAAAGACTATTTTGAGATAGGTAAAATGTGTATGTCTGAAGATATGCCACGAAATTCTGAATCTCAAATGATTTCCGGCATCATAAAATGGATGAAACAAAATACTAAATGTTTATTCCTATACACCATGGCAGACGGAATAATGGGAAAATGTGGCTACGTATATCAAGCATCAAATTTTTATTTTGGTGAAAAATATTGGACAAGTGTTTATATGATGGAAAATGGTGAAAAATTGCATCCAAGGTCAACTAAAGAATTGTGTAAAGAAAATGCCATTTTTTCTAATAAATCTAAAATTTTTTGGTTAACCAAAGACTTTATGAAACAAAAAGGTATTAAAAAAATTAATGGTTATATGTTTCGTTACATCTATCCTCTTAATAAAACAGCGAAGAATATGATGAAAACTAAGTCATCTTTGGATTGGACTCTGAACTATCCAAAAGATAAAGATTTAGAATGGTATGATGTAACAGATACAAAAAATAAACAAAAAATCCAACAACCAGCTTTTACTTTTGAAGCCGCCAAATATAATATCAAAAATATTGAGTCACATAAGAGAAACGTATCATCGACATTAGAAGAATTTTTTGTGGAATAATTATGGCTAAATTAACTGATGCATCAAAAGCAAACAAAAGCGGTCAAGAGTTGGAACGTAAACTTATGGATTTCTTAATTGAGAAAAAAATACCTTTTAAGAGACAGAGACCTAGACAACCCGAAATAGACTTTGTTATTGATAACACAATTTATGCGGATTGCACAAATCAGAATGTAGAAGGTTCGGTGCAAGAAAAAATACCACATAAGATATGGAAATATTATAAAAAATACGGTTACAAAGAAGTGTATATAATACGTGGTTTTCATATTCCCGACAGAAGCGTTATACAACATTGTGATGAAATAGCAGAAAAATTTAACTTCAAATGGCATTTAGTAACTTTTGAAGAGTTTTGTGAAATTCTTGGATATGAAAGACCGAAATCTGCTTTTGGAAATCTTGAAAATTTTATTATAGAGGAAGAAGAAAATGAGTGTGCTTGATAAACTAAAAAAGAGTTCGACAAT